ATTCTTAAGTTTGAACCTATAATCGAAGAAGAACAAGAAACAAGAACGACAACTACAGCAACTACCACTCAACAAAGCGGGGGCTCGGGCGGTACCGTTTCGCGCAAGCCCGCTCCCGATCCCACCTTCCCAAACCCTTAACCAGAGAGATATAAGAAATGGATACCAAAACAGCCTTAAATATAGCTAAAATTCTTGTAGAAGACGACTTGGTAGAAGAAGCAGCTGCCGAAACTATTGATTTTTACAACAACAATGTTCGTCGCTTTATTAGACCAAAGGCAAGTACCACAACTCTAATTGCCAATACTCACCTTAACGCTACATTTTCTCTTTCAGACATAGTTACTAAAGAACAAATTGATAATCCAAAAATCATAACTGACGATGGCAGGATGCTTAATAAATTAAAGCCAAGACTTGACGTTAATTTCAACGATAGCGATGCAATTTTTGATTTAGATGATAGCCCAGACAGCCTAGTTTTAAAAAAACCCGTAAAGAAAAAAAGTATACCAATAAAAATAAAAAACACTAAAACAAGAACAAAGTATAAATAAATATGGCAGCATCAACAGAAAAAAAAGACGCAACATCAGCATCAGCTCACAAGGCCCCAACTGAGACTCGGCCTGGGCCAAGTTTTGATGATATCTTTGCGCCCACCGGGAGAGGGGGAGATAACGATGAGATTGAATTACTAGACAATTATGAATATGAAGGAGCAAGACGACACGGATTTATCAATAATCTGCCAAGCTTTATTGGTAAAAGGCGTTATACAACAGCGGAAGATTTTGAATTTGGAAACTTATCAGTATCACTCACCAACCCCCAAAACACAGACACACAAAATATTATCATCGATTTTGTTCACCATTTATTTAGTGAATTTGGCAATATAGACGCCTTCCTTCAAATCTCTACTCCTTTTAAAGCTATTACTTTAGATGACTCTTTTAATATGGCAACCGCTGCGTCGGCACTCGGTACTAGTGGTTTTGGAAGATACTTGGTGACAAAGGACAGTATAGAGCCGAAGATAACACCCTCCACAAGAGGAGCAAAAAATGTTGTTGTTGGCTATAGTTATGGGCCAACAACATCAAAAGAGCTACAAAGACTGGCATTTAAAAATTCCTCAATAGCAGTATCAAAAGATATAATTTCAAGAATTTACGAACCACCTAAACCAAAAAGATTCTCAAATTATTTTTCGGTTACCGACGAGCCCAGCGAGCAACTAATTATTCAAAGAAAAATTGAAGGTCAGGCGTTTAATGGTTCAAATTTTGAACAAACTATTGTAGAATCTTACACGCAATCCTTAGTACAAGACGTAGAAAGTCCGCCAGAAGGACCTACGGAGGTAGATATAGGCTCTTTTACTTATAGTACCCCCACTACAAACACATCAACTTACTAACAAATGACATTAAAAACTTCATACATTATTGATTCTAACCTTATCTCTGGTTCTTCCGAGGGCTTTCGGGGTCTTTTTTCATCTGGTATTGTTATTAGTGGTAGTAGTGGTTTTTACGCAGGCACGCAAAGACCTGCAGAGCTTAAGAATGTTGAACTTCATAGAAATGATGTTAGAGTAACTTCTAGCGATTCTTCACTTTTGCCTAGCTATGGGTATAATGTCAGGCTAACAGCATATCAAGAAAGTTTTATTAATGACGATTTTTGGAGATATTTCTTAATAGGCGGCGAATACGCAGATACAACTTATTCATCAAAATTTGATGAAGTGGTTTATAGTTCGCATTTAATTGATGCAGAGTTGCCGTACACGTCAAGAGACGCTGTTAGACTGCCGACGACCTTTAATAGCTCGCTTACAGTTAGCTCAGAGTACTATAATTATTTAAAAAGATATCAAAATTATATCGCTACAGTGGGTTCGCCTTCCCAAATAGCTAACTTTTATCTTCTTAGTGATAGCTTACTACAGCGAACATCTACAGAAACTGGTCGCTATGCTTTTTATACAAATGCCGATCTTGAAGATTATCTCAATATAGAGTTTGTAAATTCGGCCTCGGCGGCAATAGTTGAACATAATCACATATTGTCTGCAGACCCAACGGATATTCTTTCTGAATACAAAAATAGAACAATAAATACAAACGATATTTCAAACAAAAAAATTGATAGTGATTTAGAATCATTTAAGGCTAACATGCCATTTGGTGCTAAAATCAATATAGACGCCACACACACCGACAGCAATCAATCTTATAGAGCTGCGATTTCTTCTAGCAATGCACAAGTTGATTTTATTAGGCACTTAAAAGAAACCTTTATGGGTGAAAACAATGTTCAAGTCGCTGAAAACAACTTTGTTATTCTTAATATAGCATCATCTGGATCGGACGGAATCTCATATGTGGAAGACAAAGCATCTGTCTCTACTGTCAATGTGAGATTGGTAGATTATATTGATATGCTATCACAAATGTCCTTAAACCCAATTGCAAAAAGCACAGACTTTCTAATCCTAGAGTCCTCTTCTTATCAAGAACTGGTAAAGCAAGCATCAGACCCAACCGGATTTTATAGTCTGCTTCAATCGGCAAGAAACGATCAAATTCTTGAAAACACAAAAACACTCATTGATAACAACTATAATTCAAAAATTTTGCAACTTGAAGAGGCTTCTGAGTTTTTTACTAATTTTTACAACAAAACGAATTCTGAAACTTACAAAGAAATAATTGCCTATAGAGTAGAAAAAATTGGTGGATCACCAACCGGCGATAACAGACAAGACTCTGTCCTACAGAACTTCTGGTTCTTCAATAAATCTAATGTGATTGAATACTTTGATTCGCAAGTAAAGTATAATCAAGATTATACCTATAATGTTTATGCATATATGTTAATCGAAGGCCTTAGTTATCAAACAAAAGACCTAAGAACAACCAGAAAATTAGCAGAGGAGAATTTTGATAACCTAGATGGTTCAGGTTTGTTAGGAACAAAATACTGTTTAGAGTTCTATGATCCATATACAAACGATACTAAAGAACAACTTTTTTCTCTCAATAACAGATTAACAGGTAGCAAAAGTGCAATAGAAGCGGAAAGAGATTCTATAATTGACAATGACATACCAGCACTCCAGGCACTAATTTCTGGTTCTTTGGCTACAATGACAACAGCATTTTCTACCACCGCAACAAGCCCACCAAATCCTAAAGTAACCCTTACAGGTATGAAATACCCTAATGGAAGTTCACCATCTAGTGCCGCAGCGCCTAGGATTTATTCAACTTATTATTTCTTGCTTACAGGTAAACCGTATTCACGAGAACCCTTAGCTGGAAACCAGTTGTTTAACTTTGCTGAAGAGCCAATCTATTACCAAACTGCTGCCGAACTAATAGATTTTCATTTTAACAGTTCAACGTCGGGGTCCGTGCCGCGCCCAATGATCATGCCAGAAATTAATGAGCTAGAAGGCCTGGATTACTACAGAGAATATTTGAACAACTTGCTCTGGCAAGTGGACCGAGATGCCCAAGAAGCCGGCGACTCTGAGGGAGTTGAACAAATAGCTCATCTTTTCCTGGATTTTATTTATACCGATCTGACAACCGTTTATATACCTGAGATGCAAGCCCGTCTTGATAACATTCAAGAACTAAATAACCTTTATGTCTCAGCGTCTTTGCTGGACGCGGAAGCAAGAGCCCAAAACTCTCTTGCCACTAATGCACAAGTCTTTTCTTTTGAAAGATATATGGCCGATTTTACATTGGATATAGAGCCATCCATAAAACTAGTTGAAGTTCCTCTAGAACAAAAACTAATCACAATTATAGATAACCCACCTAATACCGCCTTAGTACAGCCTACATTTGTTAAAGATGCATCCAGCAAGCTTGTATTTAATCTAAAACACGATGTGTTTTCTTATAACAATTTAAATTATCCTGTAAGCATAACAGCACAAGATGAAGAGAGGAGAGATGATTACTTTAGAAGCAAAGATTACATTGACATTTCTACATTAAAAGAAGCCACCGTCTCTCCTGCTGAATCGGTAGAAATATTTAGAACCAACGAGAGGCCAACATCATATTCTGACTTTTTTGGTAAGTCTTTAGCTTTGAAACAGATGAGGGATGGTGTTGATAGTACAATTTACAATGAACAGGTTTTTTACATATCGGCTAAAGAAAACACAAAGTACTACTTTGCTTTTAGGTTTATAAACTCTAATGGTGTTGCGGGTCCTTTGAGTAAAATTTATGAATCTGAATTAATTAATGATGGTGGATATAGGTATGCGAACTTTTCAATTGTTGACCTAGACGAGAAAGTTGACGATCAAAGACCCTCAGTAGATTTTAAAAAGCTAGTTGCGTTGATTCCAAAAACATCTCAGCTTGAACTAAGCTTAGAAAATCTAGACTTCACCAAGACAGCTCAAGAGGAGCTTTCCAAAGTAACCCTGGCACCAAGCGTAGATGATCCGATATGGGGTAAAACCTTCAAAATCAGACTAACCTCTAGAAAAACACAAAAGAGGCTGGACTTAAACATTCAGTTTAAGAAACAATAAGAAGCAAGAAACAAAATAAATACTATTTAGAATACAGAGGTAAATACATGGCTTTTTTAGATAACTCAGGCGATATCATCCTTGACGCCGTTTTGACAGATTTAGGCAGAAAGAGAATGGCAGAAGGAAGATTCTCTATTTCTAGTTTTTCTGTTGGGGATGATGAAATCGATTACTCACTTTTTAACGCAAATCACCCCAGCGGTTCTGCATATTTTGATTTAGAAATCATGCAATCACCAGTCATGGAGGCTGCGACAAAGCAAGTTTCATCAATCAAGTACGGTTTAATGAGCATTCAAAGAACAGATTTGTTGTTCATGCCCAGCATGGTTGTTAATGATCAATTGAACGAATCGGCGGTTAAGCACAATAATGTTTTTGTTATAGCTGTTAACAGAAAAACATATGATTCTATTAAAGGTCTAATTGGAGAATCAAAAGTGCTCGACCCCACTTCTAGAAACCCCAGCAAGAGTATAATTGTTGAAACAGGTGTTGAAGATTCCGAAAGACAGCCAACTCTAGAAAACAGAGAGTCAATTCTTTCCAACAATGGCCTTTTGGATAGAAATCTACAAATCAAGTTTGATTCTAGATTTATTTCTGGCATTAGAACCATAACATCTGGTAAATTTGCTAACCTTTCTGACGGCGGTAAAGACATTGTATTAAATGAATTTAGAGATCAAGCACCAACTGGACTAACTGATTTTATCGATAACTATGTAACATCTTTTGCCACGACTATACCAAACCTAATTAAAGTAAATCCAGATGGCTCTGGCGCTGGCGTTACTCTTTCTAAGATTGCAGGCCCAAGAGGGATGGCCTCAGCATTTATGTTGACCCCTTCAATTGAGATAAATGCAGAGGGAACCACTTCTCCATCTTTTTACACACTATATGGAAAAACAAATGTTACTGAATCATCATTATTTGGCACTGGTGGTAGTAGCAAGTTCGACCATATTGATACAAATGTATATGTTGTTGGAACCACGAGTGGTGCCCAAATACAAGTGCCAATAAGACTAATAAGGCTAAGAGGTTAATATGCCAATATACTATGAACCAATAGACTCCACAAGCGATGTCGCAACAACACGAACACTTTTACATGAAGTTATACCACTTACCGGCACCATCATCAGCGGCACATATTCTGATAACAACGTAAAGAACTATTCTCACGGAATGTTCCAGTCCGTTTATGACTACCCATTTCTAAGTTCTTCTGCAAATCATATTTTTGATCTAACAGTTGCGTATGATGAAAGCTCTCCTCTTTCAAGTTCTGCAAATGCAGTATTGAGAAGCAAGAAGATTAATCTTTACAATCAGTACTCTCAAGTATTGCTTGGCTACACTGGCAGTTCCAATCAGGTAAGAAAGTTTGAAAAAGATTTGACACTTGACGCTGCTGCTGCCGATCTTATGAAAGAGGTTTTTATCATTAACTTCTCAAGACTTCTTACAAAAGATGAAATAAAAAAGGGTTCTGTTTCAATTAGAATTGGCACAGGGTCATATGCAAATGCGGACCACCGCAATGAAGCAAGAATCTATACCGATTCTGCTGCTTCAAGCACTTCTGGTTTTCTTAATACTGTTGGTGGCGATTATGGCATATTAAGCCACTCTTCTGGAGTTGGTGGAATTATTTTTTATCAAGCTGGAATTGCAATCATGTCAGGTTCAGTTTTTGATAGTACTCCTCAGTTTCATAGTGATTCTGCCGGCGTAAAAAGTTTTAGAAATGCTATGGTTAGTAGTTCAATTAGCGGAGCCTGTGATTCATTAAGGCGAAGACTGCAAGATATACAATTTAATAACACAACAGAAATCAACTCTACGATTTATTTTTGCAGAATGGCAAACAATAAGTTCAACTATTCTTCCAATCCTACCTACACAAATCAAGGTAAAATTCGTGTGAAGAATGGGCTTAGGTCCAATCCACCTGTTTCATATGTTACTACAATTGGCCTGTACAACTCTCAAAATGAACTTTTGGCCGTGGCTAAGCTCTCAGAGCCTCTTAGAAAAGATCCAACAAACGAGCTTACTTTACGTGTACGTCTAGATTACTAAAGGAGGTCTAGTGTCCTTCAAGAAGTTTTCAAAAAACGACAAAACATTAAGCACAGTCAGAACTTATCCGCATAATTCATTTTTTATTTATTCGGGCAGTGTGGTCTACAACAACCACTCAGTTGAGTCCGGCTCCTTTTCTAATGATGTTAAGGGTACTAGTGGCGGCATAAGTCTTTATGAATTTAATATTGACAAAGCCGGCACTACTGTGTTTACTGGTAGCGTAGGCAACGAAGATATTGGCACAATAACGACCGGTAAGAATCCGCCAATTATACCATTTGTTATAAAAGGCTCTTCTAACCAACTATTAAAATCAACAAATAGAAAACTAACATTAGTTGGTTTTCCGACAGCCTCAGATGGCAGTGCTGTTATTCAAGCATCTGGTCCCTCTGTAGACGTAAGTAGAGAATACGCTTCCAAAGAACGTGGTGATATCTTGACTGGCTCAGCATATACACTCAGCTCGTCTATTTTTAGAGAGCTACTGGTTCAGCCAGGAGTGTTAAGTTCGGCAGGAGTTCCAAACAGTCGTGAATTCTTCGCATTAAAAAACACATTGGATTTTTATGGAACGAGAAGCACTCATTATAGAGTTACTTCATCTTTTGGGAATAAAAATACTCAAACTATAAATCTTATAAAGATACCAAAAATATTCTACGGAACTAAAATAAAACCAGGAAGTCTGTCTTTAAAGTTTTTCTATACGGGCTCCTTGGTAGGCGAGCTAAGTGACTCTAAGTATAACGGCGAATTAATACAGACAGGCCCAACAGGGTCAACTGGCTCAGGGTCTGTTGCTGGTGTTGTACTCTACGAAGAAGGGTTTATTCTACTAACCGGTAGCTGGGGACTGACACAAAAAATTAGCCTAAAATCAGGATCATCAGATGTTTCTGGATCTTGGTTATATTTTGGTGCAGGAGCAAATGATGGGATTGCTGCTATCTCGGGGATAGTTAGCTCTTCATATCACAGCGCATCTTTTGATTTATCTTTCAAGGGTATGTCAGATGTTCATGTTAGTACCCTATACACACACGCCAGAAGAGGCGAGGTTAATTTTTCAAACAACCCAACATTTATTGAATATGGCCAAACTTATACATCACTGACTTCTTCTAACATTTACCAAGAAAACGATAAACTAACTATAAAGAACACAGTATCATCTAGCTTCTCAGATCATACTGCTGACTTCAAAAGACAAGTATACATATCAAGAATTGGCGTGTATGATAAAGACAAGAACCTTCTGGGTATTGCTACATTATCTAACCCAATCTTAAAAGAAGAAGGGCAAGATATCTCATTTAAACTAAAAATGGATTTTTGATGTTTCCAATTGTAATAGTGTCACCATTCTTTACAAAACTAATGTCAGTTTTTATTGATGTTTATGCGATTACACTTTTTCCATTTATTATTTCAAAAGAAAAGATGGACGAGGTAACCCTTAATCATGAAAAGATACACATAGAACAACAGAAAGAACTGCTTGTTGTTTTCTTTTATCTTCTATATGCTTACTACTACATTGAAAATTATTACTTCTTTAGAGATACACACACAGCCTATATGATGATACCATTTGAAAGAGAGGCATACGAATACGATGGTGATTTAGATTATCTCTCAAAAAGAAAAAGATATAGGTGGTTACATTTTAGATGATACTTGGTATTGATGTATCGACAAGCATTACAGGATTTTCTGTTATAGACCATACAGGAACGCTACAACACTTCAGCAATACAGATCTTAGAAAACACAAAGACTTTTTTGTCAAATCCATTCTTGTAAAAGAGCATTTACTTGACATATACGAAAAATTTGATATAACTGATGTGTATATCGAAAAGCCATTTGCTTTCTTCAACTCTGGTGGTTCTAGTGCCGCGACTATGGCAAAACTACAGAAGTTTAATGGTGTTGTCTCTTGGATATCTTTTGAAGTATTCCAAGTAAAGCCAGAATATCTGACAGCAGGCCAAGCTAGGAAGTTGGTAGGTATTTCTGTACCTAGAGGCAAAAAAGCTAAGAAAGTTGTTATGGAACACTTGATAGAGCACGAACCTGATTTCGAAGTTGAATGGACAAGAAATGGTAACCCAAAGCCCTGCTACTTTGATATGGCCGATGCTATCGTAGTTGCTAGGGCAGGCTTTGAGACGCAGAAGAAAGAGGTTGACGGGACCGCTTAGGCTGGATACAATCAGGTCATGGACCAAGCCCGCGCTACAAACATATTAGAATCCATACTCGGTAGATTCAGAGATCAAGGCTCAGAGAAGCTGTTCTACTGTCCCGAGTGTGGTCACCATAAGCGCAAGCTATCTATCAACCTTGATAGAGGCGCGTTCAAGTGTTGGATTTGTGATTACCGTGGTAAGTCCATTAGAAGACTTGTCAGGAAGCACGGAACTTACAACAATCTAAAAGATTGGGATGAGATTTATGGCAGACCAAATATTGCCAACTTTGATTTTTTGTTCTCAGAGAAAGAAGAAGAGGTCAAGGTCAATGTCCAAATGCCTCAATTTTTTCGTTCGCTTTTAAGAAAAGACTTGAAATTTGTAGACAAGGAGCCATTTAACTATTTGGCTAACCGTGGCTTGTCTAAACAAGACATAATGAAATGGAAGATCGGATACTGCAACTCTGGAGAATATAAGAACAGAATTGTTGTTCCATCTTTTGATGATGCTGGCGATCTTAACTATTTTATCGCTCGTAGTTATCGTGGCGATTACTTTAAATACAAGAATCCCAAGGCCAGCAAGGATGTCATTTTTAATGAACTATTTATCGACTGGGATAAAGATCTCACAATTGTAGAAGGAGTATTTGATGCAATTAACGCAGGAAACGCTGTGCCTATCCTTGGGTCTACACTATACTCAGGGTCCAACCTATTACGAAAGATTGTACGAAATGACACCCCATGCTACATCGCCCTCGATGCTGATGCGTCTAAGAAAGAGCGCAAAATCATTACGACACTTCTTCGTTACGATGTTGAGCTTTACAAAATAGATACAACTGGCTTTGACGACATTGGCACAATGCCAAAAGATGTTTTTAAAGACAGAAAAACAAAAGCTAAGTTTATCGATCGTGACAACTATTTATTGCTAGATTTACTAGCAGGTATCCAATAATGAACATTACTTTAACTTCTGAGCAATTACACCTTCTTATCAAAGAAGAGATTAAAAGAGAACTACTTGAACAACAAGCGATAGAAGAAGGTGTTAAAGATTTCTTAAAAAGAAATGCTTTTCCTGCAGCCGTAGCAGGTATAGCTATGGCAGTTTTAGGCCCTATTTACAAGATAACATCTGACCATCAGCAACAAAGAAAAGTTCAGGGTATAGAACAAGCTCTAGAAAATACGATCGAATCAAACACAAAAGTAGAAACGCAAAAACAATTTGCCGAATATCTTAATAACAACTCTGCATTCAGATGGGGCAAGGGCGGTCAGAGAATGATGATCGATAAAACAGAGGAAGTGGCCATTATGCCGTTAAGTTTTACGATCGCTATGATGGCTTATGAAGACAAGCAGCAAGGAAATGCCCCAAGATTTGGTATACCCGATAGATTAATGAAATTAAATGCTGAGCCGACAGTACCCCCTGAGCAAGCAACAAGAAATTTAGATAAGTTTTTTGATGACTTTGGTTCTAACTATGTTATGGCATTTGATGTTGTTGGTGGTGTTGTAACTTCACTACCAACAGATGTCGATAGCAAAGGTAAGTATTATAATGTTGCAATGGTCGATCCTTCTGTTATAGCAGACGGCAGCTTGGCCAACTATATTCTTCCAGAAAATGCTAGAACAGTTCAAGAATATTATAACTGGGTATACTTCAGCGAGTACCTTAGCATAGAAGATGTGCAAACAATCACAGGCAAGATTAGTGCTGATGATCCGGCTGCTAGAGAAAAAGTTCAGCAACTATTCATTGATGCAAACCCAAACTTAGTAAAACTCCAAAAACAAGTTCAAAGCTTCAAATAAGATCCCTCGACAGAAGATCAAAACAGGCTATAATAGAGTCATGGAGAGAACAATGAACTTCGCTTGGCTTGTATGTGATGCCTTCTTTAAGGCACTTATGATTATATTTTGGTACGCTATTGGTACCGCCTTGATTACCCCCGTGTACACTTACATGGGTATTCTATGAATATTGCGCATTTAGCAGATACACATATCAAAAACCTGCGCTACCATAGTGATTATAGAAAAGTATTCAATTGTCTCTTTCGGATGTTGAAGGATGACAATCCTGACATTATTGTGCATTGTGGTGATATCGCCCACACAAAGACACAAATATCTCCAGAGTTTGTTGAGATGACAAGTTGGTTCTTGTCGTGTCTTTCTGACATTGCACCACTGTATATTATTCTTGGTAACCATGATGGCAATCTAAAGAACAAAAATAGGCAAGATGCAATCACACCCATTGTCGATGCTCTTAGCAATGATAACATTCACCTACTGAAGAATTCTGGTGAAGTTATTGTTGATGATAAGGTGACACTGAATGTGTTGTCCATCTTCGATAGAGATAACTGGACTAAGCCTACAAACCTTGACAAAATCAATATTGCACTCTATCATGGCACTATCGCAGGTGCCAAGACAGACCTTGGTTATGTTCTGAACGAAGGCCAGGATGAAATTGATATTTTTAAAGATCACGACTTTGCCATGCTTGGAGATATCCATAAGCAGCAGTCGTTAGATCCCGATGAGCGTGTTTGGTATTGTGGCTCCACAATTCAACAAAACCACGGAGAGGGTAAATACAAAGGGTATCTTTATTGGGAGATCAAAGGTAAAGACGATTGGAGTGTCTATCCTGTAGATATCTACAACCACCATACCTTTGAAACCATCCATATTGGCCCTGATGGCGAGATTATTGAAAGAGTTAACATTGAAGATAAGCGAGTCAGAGTTGTTGATACTCACGGTCACCCAAAGCATGTAATCAAAGAGATACTGTCCAATCTTAGACAAAACAAGCCAAAATCGCTTAAATTCATACCTAAAAAGGCACAATTTTCCCTCAAGCAGGTAGAGAATAAGGCCCTAAATGTGCGCGATGCAGGGATCCAGAGGACTCTTTTGGCCTCGTTCTTGGCTTCTAAAGGGCTTTCTCAGTCACAATTTAGCAAGATTTATGAACTAAATGATCAAATTAACACCGATCTTGACGAGAATCACCTTGCTAGAAACACAACTTGGGCGATTAAGAGCTTCAAATGGGCTGGTTTGTTCAACTACCAGGAAGAGTCCAGCTTAAATTTTGCTGATTATCGTGGCCTTGTTGGCATATTTGGTAAGAATTTTACAGGCAAGTCGTCTGTTATTGACTCCATCCTATTCACTATCTTTGGCACAACGTCAAAGAAAGAGAAAAAGCTTGTCAATGTTATTAACAATCACTGCAAGAAAGGCTTTGGCGAAGTTGTTATCCAGTCTGGCGACAGGTTGTACACAATTAGACGAGAGCTTAAAAAGGTCAAGAGGAAAGGTATTGATGCTGCTACATCTACTGTAAACTTTACTTACACCAAAAACGGCAGAGAGACATCCTTAAACGAGAACACAAGAGTTAGGACTGACAAGGCCATCCAATCTTACTTTGGAACCTATCAGGACTTTGCTATGTCATCACTTGCGTCACAGACCGACAGCTTAAACTTTATCTCTGAGGGTTCTACAAAGCGTAAGGAGATTGTCGCCAAGTTCCTAGACCTTGAGCACTTTGCCAAGAAGACCAAGCTTGCCAAAGAAGAAGCTAGCCAGACCAAGGCACTCGTCAGAAAGCTATCTACTCGCGACCATTCCGAAGCAAAGCGTAAACTTGCAGAAGAGATCAATGCTATCAAGGGCAAGCTAAAGCATCTTGAGATTGGTGTTAAATACTCAATGACGAAGAAACAGATTGAGTATTACAAGACTCTTGGCTCTGCGCAGCAACGTGTTGAGATTCTAAAAGCAGAGCACCAAGAACTCAAAGAGCTTGAGAGAAAAGCATATCTGTATGATTGTTACATCGAAGCCGTAAACACAAATGGCATCCCTTACCAGATTATCCAAGAAAAGATTCCTGTCATCAACCAAGAGATAGCATCTTTTCTTGTTGGTGTTGTTGATTTTGATATCTACTTTGAGTGCAACGATAAGAATCTAGATATCTTTATCAAGCACCCAGAACAAAACCCAAGGCCAATTGAAATGGCTTCGGGAGCAGAGAAAACTATGGCCTCTATGGCGATCAGGTTGGCTTTGCTGTCTGTCTCTTCGCTTCCAAAGGTAGATCTTTTTATTCTTGACGAACCAGGAACTGCTTTGGATGAGGACAATTTATCTGGTTTTATTGATATATTGGAACTAATTAAGATGAATTTCTCTACAACTCTTTTGATCTCGCACTTGCAAAGCTTGAAAGATTCTGTAGATAAAGAAATAGCAATCCAGAACACCAACAAGGGAGCAAGAGTATTATGAAAATCACAAAAGAAACATTAAAGAAACTAATCAAGGAAGAACTTGAAGCAATGCAAGCTGAAGCATCTCTCGGTGAAGAGGAAACTCTCTCAGAAGAAGATGCAGGCATGGTTGAAATCGATGGCAGTCAAGCAGAAAAAATCAAGAAGCTTGCCTTCCAACTATACAATGCCACCATGAATTTGCCAACCTCACCTGAGAATCAAGAATACCGTCGCAGCGTTGCTGATTATATGAAAAACCGTTAAAGGGGCTAAAGTAATATGAAAATTACCAAAGAAAGAATAAAGAGACTAATCAAGGAAGAGGTGAATAAGGAACTAGCCGCTGACTTTGTGGAAAACGATATTGTTGACTATCTGATTAAAATCGGATCTATCAAGGCTCCAAACGACGAGGTGGGCTACGACTCAGATATGGACAGAGTCTATCGTGATGCAGCAACATTTTTGGAAAAATTTGCAATTCCCTATTTGAGAGAGATGGCAGATATTATAGAGAGAGCCTGAATATGAAAATAACTAAAGCAAGACTAAAGCAGATCATCAAGGAAGAGCTTCTTAAAGAGGCCGACTTTTCTGCGCTTCAAACCAAGCTCCTTAAGCACATCAAGGATAATCCAGGTACAACACTAAAAGGTGCTGTTCCCGAGCTTGATGGAGAAGAGCTTACTGGTGCTATCCAAAACCTGTTAAGAGATAAAAAGATAACAGATAAAGGAACGAAAGGCGCAAAATATTACCCAACTAAGGAAGATTAATGTCAGAGTTTGATTTTATACCACCGTCAATGCCAACGCCAGCATTTGAGCATAAAGACGAAAATAGATTTGATGAAGAATTAGAGGCCGAAGACTTCGGCCTTATGTCTGATTTTGGAATTATGAATGAAGAAGTTAATGAAGATCTATTACCAGACAACAGTGCTCCATCATCAATTAACATTGGTTTCATGGGTGTTGGTGGCGCTGGAAATAAAATGGCTGCTGCGTTTATCGCTCAAGGTTTTACAAAAACCCTTCTCGTAAACACAACCGGCAAAGACATTCCAGACGAAGTTGAGGAACAGCATGTTGCTCTTATCCCGAATGCTGATGGCATTGGTAAGGACACAAGGCTTGGTAAGTCTGTTCTTGAAGGAAACTCTGCTGTTGTTGAGGATGCCTTGAGAACTAAGCTTGGTAAAGTTGACTGGCTATTTGTGATGGCAGGTGGAGGGGGCGGTACAGGCTCCTCAGTGGCCGCACTACACGAAGCTACCCAAAGATACATGAAGTCTGTACAAGCTCAAGGAGAGGTCGTCTACATCGTTTCCTGGCCCACTTCTCAAGAACTCTTAAACCCAACCATTGCTAAGAATGCACTTTCACTTCTTAACGACGTATCTGAGTATCCTCATATTGTAATTGACAACGAAAGACAGTTGAGATTGTTGAGATCACAAGTCGGTATGCTCGGCCTTTATCCAAAGGCAAATACAGGACTTGCCAAACTCCTAGGCCAAGTTCTCAAGCTATCCACAGAAGCATCTCCAATCCAGTCTTATGACAGCAAGGATTTAGAAACTTGCATTGGACAATCTGGTCGCATGTTCCTTGGTTCTACAATCATCAGAGACCCTGCAACACCCAAGCTTGGCTCTATGATTCTACAGAACTGTCTTAACGTATCTGCCTGTCCTCCACCAAAGGGCAAGCCAAAGACTGGTACACTTTTACTTGTTGTGTCAGAAGATATGGTTAATGACCCAAGACTATCAAAACATCTAGAAGCTGCGGTTTCTTATGTCGGTGGTAGGTGTGAAACTCTTTTCTCTGGTATTTATATCAGAAAGAACGTTCCTGGTCTTATTGCCATACTTACTATGGGTGGATTACCACAAGGAAGATAATGAAGCTAATATTAGAAAATTGGAATGGCTTTTTGAATGAAAATCAAGAGAATTTGTATTCTATATTTGAATTAACGCCAACCGACAACATAGATATGATTAAAAAAGCCTACATAGCAAAGGCAAAAAATGCTGGCTCTAATGAAGATGTAAGACAAAAGCTTGCGAACGCGTATGAAACACTTTTAGATCCAGAAGAAAAACAAGAATACGATAAAAAACTATACGCCGATGCTGTGTCTTTTAAGAAGCAACGCCCTGATGCTAGATTTAATGCAAACAACGGATTGCCTTTAGACGATCAAACAATGAAAAAATTAAAAGATATGGCAGGGACTAAAATGTCTTCTACAATGAAGCAGAGGTCCTCTGATGTAAAAGCAAGTTTTGACCCTGATACTGGTATGCCTTTAAGTGCCGAGGCTATGTCAAAATTGATTAAAAACGATCCCGAAAGAATAAAAACAGACATAATGCCGCTTGCTCAAAAAGTAATCAATAACATCAAGAATGACTATGGAAATCCAGTAGCTATGATGTTAGTTTCTGCTTTTCAAGTGGCAGACAATAAAGGTGAAATTCTTTTTGCACTTATGCAGGCATCACAAAAAAATAAATAAATATGAGTGGATTACCACAAGGAAGATAAAATGAAACTTACAAAACAAAGAATTAAAGAAATTATCAAGGAAGAGCTTGAAGGTATGAATGAAGAGCCGATGGAAGAGCAAACTCTTCAAGAAGGTTTTGACATGAGCAACCTCCCACTGGTGATGGATGCAATTGCCAAAATGGCAACCGATCCTTATATGGGTCCTTTGATTGCTGCTGTTATAGCCGGTATGCCAATCATGGCTGCTATAGAGAAACATATGCTAAGCAAGCTTCCACAAGATAAGGACAGCGGAGGTGGCATGTGATGTCAACCGAACAGAAACAGGCATTGCTTGATAGAGGCATACAAAAGCTTACTTCACGCAAGCTTCTTGTTTGGATTGTAGCAACCGGCCTTATGGCTTGGGGTGGTCTTGAATCTGGAGACTGGGTAATTATCTCAGGTCTTTATCTCGGTGGTCAGTCCGTAATTGATGCTATTGTAAAGCTTAAGGGACTTGAGTGAAAGAAAAGATTATTGCATTTTGTGTGACACATTGGAAGGAGATTGGACTTGTCCTTCTCCTTCTTGTCGTATTTAGCAAATCACAATATGACATGCGCAACATCATCAAGGCGCATGAGATATCCCAGCAGTCTCTTAAGACACAGATCGAAACCCTTAAAGGTCTACACTCTGAAGAACTTAAGAAAAGAGACGATGCAATAAAAGAATATCAACAAGAATTACAAAGACTTGAAGAGCGCTACGAAGCTAAACTTGTTGAGATAGAAGACTTGACACAAGATGAAATCGATGTTATTGTAAAAGAGTTTAAGGAAGATAAAGATCTTCTAATAGAACGTTTTATAGAAACCTACGGATTTACTTATGTTGAATAGTTTATTGATTGCTCTCGCAATCTCTACCGCTCATGCTAGTGATGCAGAGTTTACCATTCTTGCTGAAGAACAGCCTGCGCCATTTGAAGGCGTGTTGCTTAACCCACAAGCAGCCGCTGAAGTATTGGCAACACATGAAGAACAACAGGCCAAGTGCGACTTGACTATTGAGTTTGAGTTGGACAAAGCTGGCACACAGTGTAAGCTAGATAAAGAGTTGCTACAAATTAGAATTGAAGCCATCACAGAAGAACTGATAGTAACGACAGAGCAAAAAGATTTAGAGATTGCTGCCTTACAAGAAGCTATCAAGAAACAATCACCGCAACGTAAGTGGTGGTGGTTTGCTGGTGGTGTTGTGCTTGGTGGCGCAACTTACTACGGAATTCAGCAGGCAGCAAAATGAGCAAAGATCCAAATTACGCCGTAAAGGTTGAGCAGGCCGTCGAAAAGAAGTATGGCAAAGATACAATCAAGAATCCAGCTTCTTCTTGGGATGAATTAAAAGAAAAGAAGTTTCTCAAAGAACGAGCCGATTTCTATAAGAAAAAGAACAAGATAGACACTTCTAACGCAAAAGAAGATGTAAATGGTATAAAGGTAACTAAAAAACTACTTAATAGAGAATCAGCTTCTTTTTGCCCTGTTTGTTCTAAACAGACTAGTTCTGTAAAAGATGATGTAATGCTCGTTAAGTTTGATTGCTGTAATGATTGTTATATCAAATGGGTTGAAGGTCGAGAAGAAAGATGGAAAACAGGATGGCGACCACATGAGTGAAATTAACACAAAAGATTTGAGAAGACTCATCAGAAAAGTACTTTTAAGTGAGCAAGAAGGTATTGATTTTTCTGCTGCTTCTTCCACTTCAGATTTAAAAAAACAACAAGTCAGTCAGCAATCTAGAAAAGATATTGCATCATTAACTAAACGAGAAAGAGCAGTAAAAGAGTTTATAATGTCACTTGATTCTCTAATGGCCCAAAAAGGCGAATCAATATCACCAAAAGTTATTAAGTATCTTGAGATAGCAAAACAAGAACTTGAGCGCAAAACAACAATGCAAGAAGCTGGCATGATGATGGATGATGAAGGCAAGATTCATGATGATGGTCATGAAGTTGATATGGCCGAATCCCAACTCTACAAGCTCGCACAGTACGCACCCGAAGTATATGGAATGGTCGATAACTACGCTGACCTTCCTGGCTGGGTACAAAAGAAAATTACTCTAGCTTCAGATTATCTTGGTTCTGTTAAGCACTATTTAGAGCACGAACATTTTAAAGCCAAAAACCACTTAGGAGAAAACGAAGATGGCAACGACCTATGAAATTGTACAGGGCTTAGCACAAGCCGCTGCTAACGCTTATGATGGAGCCCTTGATGATAAGGGTGAACTACTAAAAGTAGGACTCAATAGAGAAGAGGGTCGCATTATGTTTGACTCTCGTAAGATGGACGGCTTTGGTGTCAAGTTTGAAGGCAACATGCTTTGCATTCATTACCATGGCGAGTGCTCTCTCAGAGAAGTCATCCAGAATGACTTTGAAGGTGAGATGGAGCAAAGACTCGCTGACATTGCTTCTTACCTTAAGAAAGAATACAAGAAAATCAATGGGGGCTCTGTGTCCCTATCTCCAGAAGGTGAAGTCGATGTTCTTGTACAAAACATCTCAAGACAGCGTTCCATGGTTCAGGCACAGCGTTACTACAAGATTGGTGGCACCGAAGCACAGCCACTTGTTGGTGAAGCCACTGAAGACAAGCTAGCTGCTGGTTGGGAAAAGTTCATGTCTCAGGGTGGTCTTGGTACACGCGCACCAAACGATAAGAGAACAAACAACTCATAAAAATGAATGTCCAGATTAACCAAGAAAGAAATACTGAAGGAAATCGTAAAGTGCGGTAAAGATCCAGTTTACTTCTTAAAGAATTATGCAAGGATCTCACACCCACTTAAAGGACAGATATTATTTAACCTCTTCGATTATCAGGAAGATCTTCTACAAGATTTCAATGACTATCGTTTTAATGTAATCAATAAAGGCCGGCAGTTAGGTATTTCTACCTTGACTGCCGGTTATATTGTTTGGATGATGCTTTTCCACAAGAACAAGACGGTTCTTGTTATGGCAACTAAGTTTGAGACAGCAGGTAACTTGGTCCGTAAGGTCAAGAGTATTATGAAAAACTTGCCTGACTGGATTACTATATCTGACATTACAGCAGATAACAGAACTTCTTTTGAACTTTCTAACGGATCGTCAATTAAGGCTGCTTCTACTTCTGGCGATGCTGGTCGCTCTGAAGCGTTGTCCTTGCTTGTCCTTGATGAGGCCGCACACATTGATGGTCTTGACCGCCTTTGGACTGGTCTGTATCCAACACTATCCACAGGTGGTCGTTGTATAGCAATCTCTACTCCTAATGGTGTTGGCAACTGGTTTCATAAGACATGCGTTGGGGCTGAGAATAATGATAATGATTTTCACCCCACAACGCTTATGTGGTGGGTTCATCCTGAGAGAGACAGAGAATGGTTTGACAAAGAAACCAGAAACATGTCAAAGCGACAGATCGCACAGGAGCTAGAGTGCAACTTCAATACCTCTGGTGAGACCGTTATATCGTCAGAAGATATGGAATGGCTTGGCTCACTTATTGAAGAGCCAAAGCATAGAACAGGCTTTGACAGAAACTTCTGGTTATGGAAAGAAAAAGAACCAAGCTGTAACTATCTTCTCTGTGCTGATGTAGCCCGAGGCGATGCCGTTGATTATTCTACTTTTCAGCTACTTGAGCTAGAAACAATGGACTTTATAGGCGAATACAAAGGCAAACCTACTCCTGATTTATATGCCAACATGCTTAATCAGGTTGGTAGAGAGTTTAACAATGCCATGCTTGTGGTCGAAAACAACTCGATTGGCTACACGGTTCTTGACAAGCTGCAAGAAGCAGGCTATCCTAATATTTATTACTCAACAAAATCTACACATGAATATGTTGAACAATATCTGGCCGAGCAAAGATCATCTGTGACCGCTGGATTTACAAACTCTATGAAGACAAGACCGCTGATTATAGCTAAGCTTGAAGAGTTCATCAGAAATAAAATGATCAAGGTTCATTCTTCTAGACTAATTAATGAGTTGAGAACTTTTGTTTGGCAGGGCGGTAAGCCCAGAGCTATGCGAGGATATAATGATGATTTAGTTATGGCTCTTGCTATTGCATGTTGGGTCAGAGACACAGCAATACAAGCAAGCGGCAGAGACCTTAACTATCAAAAAGCATTTGTTGATTCGATCATAGTTAGTAGTAGAAAGTTTGAGACAAGAATAAAAGGACAAGAAGGCTACAAGAAAGATAATATTCTTGATAAAATGTCTGAAGCTAAGTCCTTATACAGTCAATACAAATGGATAATTAAATAATGGCACCAAATAATAGAAAACCACCTGGGCGCAATCCGGCTAATACACAGTCTGAATTGTTTAAGTCCCTAACAAGGTTGTTCTCTGGACCTATCATTTCTTACAGAACACAAGCTGGTAGAAAGATACGCAGACAGCACCTTGACAAGTTCTCTTCTCGTTTCCGCTCTGCCTCTGGTCAGCAGTTTAAGAAGACAACATACAACCCGCTTGACACTATAGCTGTCAATGCTATCAACAACCAAAGACGCTCTGAGCGTTATGTTGATTTTGATCAGATGGAGTATATGCCAGAGATTGCGTCTGCTCTCGACATCTATGCTGATGAGATGACAACGTATTCTGATCTTAGGCCAATGCTAAGCATTAATTGTCCTAACGAAGAGATTAAGGCAATGCTTAGCATTCTTTATCATAACGTTATGAATATTGAGCACAACCTGTTTGGCTGGTGTAGAACACTTGCCAAGTACGGTGACTTTATGCTTTATCTCGATATTGATGAGAATGTAGGCATTCAAAGCACTATCTCTCTACCGATTCAAGAAGTAGAGAGATTGGAGGGCCTTGATGCAACAAACCCCAACTATATTCAATATCAGTGGAACTCTGCAGGAATGACGCTTGAAAACTGGCAGCTTGCTCACTTCCGTATACTTGGCCATGACAAGTATGCCCCATATGGCTCTTCTGTTCTTGAGCCTGTTCGTAGGATTTGGCGTCAGCTAACCCTTATGGAAGATGCAATGATGGCTTACCGCATTGTTCGATCTTCGGAACGCAGAGTGTTTAAGATTGATGTTGGCGCTATTCCTCCTAACGAGGTCGAACAGTATATGGAAAAGACTGTTACTGCCCTTAAGCGACATTCCGTAATTGACCCAGATACAGGTCGTGTTGATTTGCGATATAATCCACTATCAGTTGAAGAGGATTACTTTATCCCAACCCGTGCAGGGTCAGCAACAGAAATTTCATCGCTTGCTGGTGCTCAGAACATCACCGCAATTGATGACATTAAGTATCTCAGAGACAAAATGTTCTCTGGCCTTAAGGTTCCACAGTCTTATCTTACAATGGGTGAGGGAGCCACAGAAGACAAAACAACGCTTGCACAAAAGGATATTCGTTTTGCCCGCACCATTCAGAGACTACAAAGAGTTGTCATATCAGAACTTGAAAAGATTGGTATTATACATCTTCACACACTTGGTTTTAGTGGCGACGACCTTCTTTCTTTTAAACTTTCTCTTAACAACCCATCTAAGATAGCGGAACTTCAAGAGCTTGAACACTGGAAGCAAAAGTTTGATGTTGCTGGATCTGCCACGGAAGGCTACTTCTCTCGTCGTTGGGTTGCACAAAATCTATTTGGTATGTCTCACGAAGAGTTTATCAGAAACCAAAGAGAAATGTACTACGACCGCAAGCATGATGCTGCACTTCAGGGTGTTATCGAATCTGCTGCTGCCGGTGAAACCGGCATGGGCGGTGGAGGCGGTGGAGATCTAGGTGGCCTTGATCTTGGCGGCGGTGAAGAGCTTGGTGCAGTTGGTGCCGCTCCTGATATTGGTGGTGATGCTCTTGATGCCGGTGGTGATGCTGGTGCTGATGCTGGTGGCGAAAGCCCACTACTAGCAGCACCTCCCGGCTCTCGTAATGCTCCAAGACTTACCCCTGGCGCTAACGGCAAAGTCTATTATCCTAAAAAGCGTGACAGTAGACCAGCCGGTGCCAGAAGCAGAGCATACTCGTCTGTTGGAAAAACAGAAATTGGTACAGTGCGAACCACTATTCCTGGTTATGCTGACGGACTAAGAACTTTAGCAAATGGTGTTTATACAGAAGATGTTTCTAGTTATAGTATAAACGAATCAAAAGAAGAGCGGGCCTTGTTTGAGAGAAGCGAGACCGTTGTTAGTTTGATTGAGAGTTTAGATGAAGCTAAAGAAAAGGAACTACTTACTGAGTCGGAGAAAGTATCATGAAGCATAACAAGAAAAGAAATACAGCATTTATGTATGAAGCCCTTATACGGGTAATGACTGACTCTGTTGTCTGTGGCGACGTAGAGCGCAGGAAGAAGGTAGTTAAGATTGTCAAAGAGCACTTTGGTTCTAACTCTTTATTAAAGAAAGATTTAGATTGCTATCGGTCTATCTATGAAAATCACAATCTTGACACAACTAGAATTCTTACAGAAGCTAAGATATCTAAAAGATTGATTGACCCCGATGGTCTTTTTAAGGCCCAGACCAACGCAATCCACACAATTAACAAAACTATTGGACCACAGACATTTAATGTTTTTGTTCCAAACTATAAGACTCTTGCCACTATATCTCAGATATTCTCTCCTGACACTTCTCCAAAAGATAAAGTCCTCCTAGAAAATCAACTAATTCAGGCCCTCTCCAGTTCAACTGTCGATAGTCCAGAGATGATGCCTATCGACAATTTAGTTTATAAATCTTTTGTGAAGAAATTCAATTCTGAATATGGTGGCAAACTTCTTGAAGAGCAAAAGACTTTGCTCACAAATTACATTATATCTTTTGTAGATAACGCCGTTGAGCTTAAGCTATACCTTAACGAAGAAGTAACCAGACTCAAGACAGCACTTAACGAAGCAAAAGAAAAGCCAGAGATCAAGAACGACTCCATGCTTCTCGCTAAGACCGATAAGGTCATTAACAAGCTTGAGAATCTAAAAGAAACAAACATCAACGAGTCTGTCCTTAGAACTGTGCTTTCCACTCAGAAGCTTGTAAAGGAACTTAGCGACGATGCCAATTAAAGTAAAGATTGGAGACGCCAATCAATCCAAGGAAGTCACTCTTGAGCTAAACATTAGAAAGTCGTTAAACGGTGATCTAATGATCTTTGATCATGGCGATGTAGATATCATCCTATCTCAGAAGAACAACAAGGTAATTGTATTTCCAAAAGACACAATGTCGGATATTGCTTATGGGGCACAGAATAGACTTTTTGCACATCTCAAGCGTAGAGGCATCATTGTTCCCGAGTCTATCCAGGCCGGCTCTTTCTATGGCTCTATGGAAGCAACAATGCAAGAAGCATCCAGGCCAGAGATTGTGCCAGCCAAGTATGCGATCATAAATATCAGTAAGTTTATTGACGAAGAGCGTCCATACTTTGAGCGCGTCGAGGCCGTCACTACGCTTGACAAGGGTAGAATCACAGAGCCTAGTAAGGAAGACTCTACTGAACTTGGTGAAGTACCACACGAAGCAGAGAAGGGCAACATCAGAAATTCATTCCTTAGAGATCCTTATTACTATTCATATATGTACACAATGTAGGTGATCAATATGTCTAATGAGATGAAAGTCATAATGGAGCGTTGGGACAAGTTTCTCATAAAAGAACAAGAGCCAGACGCAAGCACAGAACCACAATCTGTAGGACAATTAATAAAATCGATAGATGACTTAATCCTGATCAAAGGAGATAAAACTAAAAGAGTTATATCGAATGTCATTGAAGCACTTAAAGTATTAATTGATTCAGCGCAGGATCTTGATTATCTATCTGAAGATATACAAAAAATCATTGAATGGTTTGAAGAGGCGCTTGAAGGTCAGTGGGCCGAAGCGATTTCAGCAATACCTGTAAAATCTGTTATCAACATAATAGCGCGAGATCCGGTAAAAAGCTTTTTAATACAAAAAATTGGAGAACAGGCTCTTACAGCTCTTGTAAAAGATATATTGCCCGCAGGAAATACAGTTATTTCGGCTGCCAAGTGGGCTGGTAGGATTTTTTCTTTTGCAAAAAATGCCAAACAGGCATTTGACACAGGTAACGCTGAGCCTGATGAACTATTCAGCTTAATAGTTAAGGACATAATGGCGGCCCCAGACAACAAAGACACTACCAAGGGTTTTTTATCAAAAATGAATGTAGATGATGAATGGGCTAAAATGTTAGATGATAAAGTAGAAATCAAATTTATTCAAAAAATGTTAGAAACCTTAAGGTCACTACCGCCAGACACTCCTATTGACTCTATAGATGTTAATCAACAATTAGTTAATTTTTTACAATCCAATTTTGATGGAAGGACAGTAACAAGATAATGGAACTATTATTATTTATACTCGCCGCTTACGGCCTAACACAGATTCTTGTCTATAGCGACATGCCAATACTTAAATGGCTAAGACCAGCTAAAGACTCATTAAGAGGATACGGAAAAGTATTTCATTGTCCAATGTGCATGGGTTTCCATGTAGGTTGGTTTTTAATGCTACTTTCTCCGTTCACAGATCTATTTAGTTTTGACGTTGGGTTATCTAACTTTATACTTTTAGGGTCTTTGTCCTCGGCCACATCATATGTCCTTAATATGGTGTTCTCAGATGAAGGCATAAAGATAGCAAGTCAGAACACCTATAAGCCAGTATCAATAGAAGACGATTACTTCATAAAGGAAGAATAATGAAAATTACAAAACAAAGACTTAAGCAGATCATCAAGGAAGAGCTTGATGCAACTTTAAATGAGGCTTCCAGAAAGGCGGGCAAAACAACTGCCTACCAAATTAAAAAACTTGATCCAAATTTTAATTTCCAAACTCAGCCATCTGATGAATTTGCTGGATTAATGGCACTTCAAGACATCGATAATTCAAACACTGCAACTGTGTATGATGCGAATGACAATATAGTTGGCACGCTTGATTTAACCTCATCTCCAAAATGGCTAGATTCGGTTATCAAATACAGTCCAGATCTGGTCCGTCGAGCTATGGGACAATATGGGTGAAATAATGAACAACTTTCTACTATCTAAATGGGGACTACAACCAGTCCGTCGTTGTTGTAAAGGCTCTTAGCTCGCGCGGGTAGCGCCCGCACAATTAAAAGGATAACAAAATGAAAATTACAAAAACTAGATTAAAGCAAATCATTCAAGAAGAGATGACAAAGGTTCTAAGTGAACAAATGTTAAATATGGATATGGTTTCCGATGCTTTTACAATGGCTGTGTCTGAAAGACCACCTAAGATGGGATTACCTGTTGAGTTCACAATTGATGCAGTAAATAAGAAACTAGCCGACAAACTTGGCAAAGCTCCCGATGAAAATCAAGTATCAAGATTTTTAAGAAAGATATTGATGGATCCAATGGAATTAGAACGCTTAGGGATTGAAAAAATTGAATTAGGGTCAAAGATAACGCGTACCAGGGATGGTATGGTTTTTAGAAATAAACAAATGGCTGCCAAGGTATAAAATGAAATTACTACGAGAATACTACGAACTATGTGAAGGCGGTGTCTGTAAAGATCTGCTAACAGAAGAAGAGAAGCGCTTTGTTGCAG